AAATGTAGATGAACCTAAATCAATATCATTATCTGTTGCAGGTTTAATTACACCATCTAAAATATTTAATTGTTCTACTGCACTTGAACCAACATCTATATAAAATTTTATATGGTCATTAGCTGTATCTATTGAAATTTTATTTAAAGGAGTTGCTAAACCTGCATCACCTATTAAAGAAATTACTGGACCTTCTGCTGCAGTACCATCATGTTTATGTCCTGTACTATTATTAAAAGCAGCTAATAGTTGGTCATATTCATTATTGAATATTGCTGCTGTAATAGTATTACCATCTGTAATAGTACTTTGTCGTGTATATCCTGCCATAAATTATCTTCTTCCTCCTGCTATAAAAGATACAAACATTCCATTAACTGAATATGATGCATCTTTATCATTTGTAGTAAATCTAAAACTATTAGAGAATCCACTACCTGTTACTAAAACTCTTTTACTTGGTAATGTTACTGCTCCAAAAATTGATGTTCCAAACTTAGATGTTGCAGCACCAAATAATGCTGAACTACTTAAACAACCAATTGAAAATTCTCCTGGTTGTGGTACATCAGTAGATTCAAAATCATATCTAATTCTTAATTTTAAATTACAGTTTGTTCCTTCTGGTTCTAAATTTGTTTTAACTGCATACAAACTTTTTCTTAAACCATTATCACCATAATCCATATCAGGTGTTTGAAATCTTGCATTTATATTTGCACCATCAAAATCATTTCCTGAATCTAATGAATAAATATAACCAGATTCATTTGCACCAAATTGTACTTCTGTATTAGAAGTATTTAATGCTGAAGAACATTTTCTAATTTCCATTCCTAATGTTTGGCTCCATTCAAAAGCAGGAACACCATTAGAATCAAATTTAAAAGTTCCTATAATTCCTTTTTGAGAAGAAGAAGCTTGACCAGATTGAAAATAAAATAATCTGTATTGACTTCTTTCTCTTATAACCATACTATCAAGTTTATAGTTAGCTATATTATCTAATAAATCATTTATTACTGGTAATATTTTTCTACTAATAGAACCTATTTCAACATCACCAATTCTAGCTGTTCCAGCAACTGTTCTTAATCCATCAGGTGCTAGAAAAACTAAGTCTCCACCTATCTCTTGAATTGTGTTACCATCTACACAACCTATATTTTTAGTTACTGATTTAAGTATAGGGGTAGAATCTAGGTTTGTCAACTCAAATATACTATTTTTACAGAATATAACAAGAGTATTTCTAAAGACTTTAATACCTACAATAACATCTCCAGTATCTATTGTACCTGCAGAAGAACCAGTAAAATTATATGGTTCTAATCTAGTACTATAAGCAACTGTACTATCTGAATCTGATTGACCAGCTACTATTAATCTTTCAGCATATATAGTACATCTTTTAGGATTAATAGGAGAAGACCTTTCTAATGTTTCAAAATGAAATACATTACTTCCACCTGAAGTAGTTATTTGAAATTCAGCAATTTTATTTTGACTATCTGTTATATATAAGGTACCATAAATACCTTCTGATTCATAATTAACAAATTGACAATTCGTTTGATTTGTTCTAGATGAGACTGTTGCACTAGATAAATCTGAAGAAGACATACCACTTTTTTTAACAGCTTGTCCACTTATAGTTGTAACTACATTATAATCTAATGTTAATACTGTATCACTTGTTATAGATAAAACTCTATAGTTAACATTATTAATTTGTATTCTATCATTAACAGCAAATTCTGTTGTAAAAGCTGTACTACTTCCAGTTACTGTAGCACTACCTGCTGTTACAGAAACTGTTCCTGTTTTAGTTTTATAAGTATCTTTATTTATTTGAGTCCAATTAATTCCATCAGTACCCCAATAAATATCATCACCTTGACAAACAACAACTCCATTTGCATAAGGAGTTAATCCTTCAATTAATTCAGTTGAAACACCTGAAGGTACTGTTGCACTAGCACCACCTAATTTTGTATAACCACTTACTCTTCTATAACCTCCTGTTGTAGAAGATTCAAAATTTTCTAATATAGTTGCTGCACCTGGAGTTCTAAATAATGCGTGAGAACTTGAAACTAAATCTAATCCTCCTGCAACTGTAATTGATGCACCTTGTGTTGGCATATGTTTTTAATCCTTATGGTAATAAATAAGTAAATCTTACATCTGACATATATTGTGGTTGTGGTGAATTTAAATTGTCAGCCATATTCTGTAATCCTTTTTTATATTCATCTAAAGCTAATTGTGATTGAGCAATATTATCTTTAAATTGATAAATATAATATCTAGCTCTTGCTAGTAAAACTGGTTTGTATTGTTCTGGAAATAAAACTGTATCTGTATCTGCTGATAAAGCAGAAGGTCTATTATAAGCAAAGAAATAAATTCTATAAACTCCATCAGGTATAGGAGATAATCCAAATCTTCTACCATCTGAACTTCTAATAACTCTTAAAGGAGTTCCATAAGTTTGTGAATCAGATTTATCTAATTCTTCTGCTTTAGCATAATTATTTCTCCATACTGTAAGAGTAGTAAAAGCTAATTTATTAATTGTAAAAGGAGCTGACTTACCTGATACTCCTTCTGTTGTAGCAGTAAATGCATCCCAGTTAACTGAATCATAATCTGAATCTACATTTGTAGAACCAGTTTTTAATAAATACCATCTAGTTCCTGCAGCAGTTTCTACAAAAGTATTACCATAATATTCATTTTGAGGTGTACTTGTACTTAACCAAGACCAATCATCTACAGCATCTACTATATCAAAGTATGCTCTATTTACACAATTAGCAACTTGTTTTTGTATTCCTACTGCTGTACTAATAGATGTTAATTCAGGTTCATTTAATTCAACTAACAATTCGTTAGTCATTGCTAAATATGTTTTTGCCATAAATTTTTAACAGTTCCAAGCTCTTAAAGCTTTATTAATTCTTGAGTTAGGGTCTCTTGCTGTTTTAGCAGAAGTTAATTTTTTCTTCATACCTTTCATTCTAGCACAGAAACTCTTTCTTCTTTTGTTACCTACAACTTTACTTGGTGCTTTAAGGTTTCTTTTCTTACCAGTTTTAGTTTTACCTTTATTGTAAGAAGCTCTTCCTTTAGCATTAAGCCCACCTTTAGGATTTTTTCCTTCTTTACGAGTCCATGCAGGTGATGACATTAAACCCATTTGAATTAAACTATTATTGCAATAATTAAAATTATACCAAATACAATAACAACTTTTTTATGTTCATTCCAAAAATGAGTTGCTTCACTCGCCATATTTTTTATTTTTTCCATAATAGTTCCTTTATAAGTTAGTTGCTAGGGGATATTGCTACCCCCTAACAATGATTAGATTATCAATCTAAAACATAGATTATTCTTCCAACTGCTTCTGTTCTAAGAGTTTTTCTACCGAATACTAATAATCCTCTTACGATATCAGCAAAAGTAGAGTTACTTCTTAAAGACTCAACAATTTTCAATGCAGAACCACACGCAACTCCACTCATTTGACCGAATGAAGCACAAGGTTGTGTAGCTGAACCTGCAGGTGTAGCACCTGACAAGTCATGCGTTTTACAATTGTTTGATTTGTACATTTGGAATCCTCTAACAAGACCTGATGCAACTAAACCATTTCTTAAAGAACCTTTACCAGCATTAAAATCTACTGATAATAGTTTAGAAGATGTGTTAGCTAATGCATCATACCACTCAGGTGCTGCAACAAACCATCTACCTTCTTCAGGTACATTTTGTTCGTCAAGCAACTTAGCAGCAGTAGACATCTCATTTAAAGGGTCAACTTCACCAGTAGTGAAACCTACATCAATCGGAGTTGAAGTAGTTCCTCTTCTGTTAGCAGCTAATACACTATCATCATGAGCAATATGATGAAGAATATTTTCATCCATTGCATCTTTTAGTTTATATGCTGCGTTGTCAGAAGCGACTGACTGAAAGTTAATATGCGAGAATTTCTTCTCGATATCATCTAGTTGAAATTGAAAGTATTTAGCTTGGTCTACAGTTAGAACAAGCTCGTTGTCTGTTAGTGCTGTACTTGAAGTGGATGCACCTCTAGTATAATCACTTACAGTTATTTGGGGTTCTTGTACTATATTGACAGTATCTCCGAAAGCTTTAATCTCACCCATGTAATCTGTGTTACAGATTGCTTCAGCAACTGAAGCTTTTCTAAGTGCGATTTGTACTTTCTTCGAATATATTTCTGGTACCCAGAATGTGTTTGCTTGAGAACCAGAAGGATTTTGTCCACCAAAGTTAGTAGTTGAACCACCTGCGAAATGTGCCATAATTATGACTCCTTTTCTTTGTTATTGGTTGATAAAAACAGAAAATTAATTATTCGTTAATTAATCTTCCTTCTTGTTGAGCTATCATGATATCTTTCTCATATCTTTCAAACTCTTGGTCTGACATCTTATTGATATCAGATTTTCTCCATACCTTCTTTTGAGTAGTTGGTTGCATTTGTTCGCTAGTTTTAACTAACAAATCTGCTCCACCTTTCTCATTATTAGGTGTAGAGGTAGTAGTTTTTTTATCTAACCCTAGTCCTCGGTCTTGCTTATATAAGTCAACTGCTCTTGCAGCAAGTTTGCCATCTGAGTTATTCTCATAAATCCATGATTTAATTTCCATGGGTTGTGAGTCTGCCCAGTTATGAAAATCATCTGATTCTTTAATATCATTAAAGTCTGGATGAAGTTTCGATAACTCTAATTGAGCTTCTCTTTGAGCTAAAGCTTCATTTCGCTTTTTCAAAGAGCTAACTTCTTCCTGCAAATCTTTCATCTCATTTTGAGATTGCAAGTGAGATACAGTTTCCACCACTCCATATATGTCAGGATAATCTTTTTTAAAAGCATTTAATTCGTCAATACTTTTAGGTGGTGTATACTTAGGTCGGTTCTCTCTAATCTGTGATTTGAGGTCTCCTTCTTTAGATGTCCACTCACCAAGCTTCTTGTCATAATATCGCTTTAGGTCATCATATCTTTTTTTATAGTCAACTTTAGTATAAGGTTTAGCTTCAACATTTAATGCTGATTCTTGTAAGACCTTATCCGAAGTAGCCGAATCTGTTTCAGGTTGAGTTTCTGGGTTGACATTATTGTCAGTCGCATATTCAAAACCTGTCTTAGTTTCGGTGTTGGCTACTGCTGGTCCACTATCTGCATCAACAAATTTCTTTGGCATTACATCTTCTGTGTGCCAATATTTGTTGCGATTATATGGATTCGCAATGACTTCGTTAGTTTTTCCTTCGTTTTCATTACTCATATTGTTCCTCCTTTGGGCTTCTTTTACTGAAGGTAGCAAAAAAAGGGGTTGTTGTTAATTTGAAAACAAAGCTACAAGGGCTTCTATTTCTAGAAGGTAGCTTGTTTATTCATAGGGTACCATCCCTAGAATTCTGTTATGCTAATAAAGACTCTTCTTCATTAGCCATAGTAGCAGCATCTTCTTGCTGTACCATACCTGCATCATAAGCTTCTTCAGCTTGTTTCATCATCTTTCTTAATTTGTCTATACCAATATTCTTAACAGCTTTTGCTGTAAAGACAAACTCTCCATCTGATAATAATGCTGGGATTGAATCTGAAGTTCCTGTTCCTGGTCCTTCTACTAATTCATCCTCTGTAAATTCTGTTGCAACTATTTTTGGAATAATAGCTTCTAATTCTGGATGCATTTCTACTGCTTCATCTAATACTTTTTCTTCTTCTTCTGATAACATAGAAGTATCTAATACACCATCCATATCTCCCATATCATCTTCTGCTTCCATTTCCATATCAGTTTCTGCTATTGCATCTTCATCTAATACTGGAGTATCAAAGTTCATACCTGTAGGTGCCATTAAAGGTTCTTCTACTTCAACATCTTCTTCTACAATATCACCTTCTGCATAAGCTTGATAATCTTTTCTTCTATCATACTTTTCACCTAATGCAGCTTGACCACCAATTGATAAAGCTAAAGGTGTTTGTTCTGCAATTTGATTTTCATCCATTACACCACCTAATGCAGCAGTTACTACTTTTTTATTTTTCATTTCTTTTAATTTTTGAATATTTCTATCCATCACACTTGTATCTTTGTTATCAGCTCTAGCAATTTCTTTTCTAATTTCTTCTCTTTCAATTTGAGCATCTATACTTTTATTTTGAGCTATATCACTTTCATCAGTCATATATTCCCATGCTTCTTCATCAATAGTATCTATCTCATCTCTACCAACTTTATCACCTCTGTTATATCCTTTTCTATATTTACCAATACTATCTAATAGTCCACCACTTGCTACTGATATAGTTCTAGCTTTTTTCTTCATAGGTTTTTCGTTGTTAAATTTTTCTTTTGATTTATTTAATAAAAAGTTTTTAAAATTTTCATCAGACATTTTTTCTTTTAAAGCTTTAATGTCTTCTTTATTTTCAGGATTATTTAAATACTTTTTAACATCTTCTACAGAATGAAAACCACCATGTTCAAATCTTGTTCTATCTTTACCTAACAATCTAGAAGGCATACCTTGTCTTGCAGACGCAGGACTATCAACATCATAAGCAGATATTCCTGTATCTTTTTTATTTTCTTCTCTTGAACCAAGAGGTCTATTCATTAAACCACCAGTAGCCATATTAACTGGTTTCATATAACCACCTTTTTTATTAGGTCTTCGTAAAGTTTTTAAAAGGTCTTTACCTTTATCTTTCCATTTAAGAACTTCTGAAACTTTATAACCATTAGAGGTTAATAGATGTTTATCATAATCTGTCATATTCTATTCCTTAGTGTTTATTATAACAATGCAAGTGTTATTAGTCAACACTTTTTCTTAAATCGTTTACTTGACTAGGCAGGTTCTTCAGTCGTTCCAGAAAATTCCATCTCCCCTGGCATTGGTGGATTGTCTGAACCTCCTGGGATTTCGCCATTTCCTGTACTGTTTGGTCCTGCACCTTCTGGAGGTACTCCTGCAGGTTGACCCATTCCTGCGAGTTGACTAGGGTCAATAGCTTGTTGGCTAGTTCCTTGGTTAACATTTTGATATCCTATTATTTTAGCATGAATTTCTGCTTCATCTTTAGAGTTAATAATTTCTTCAGGGTCTAAATCTAAAGAGTATGCTAACTCTTTAATGACTTCTGATATTCTAACAAATGGAGCTATCTGTGGATTTTGAATTGTTTGTAAGAACATTGTTAGTCTTTGACTTCTAACTTCTTTTCTCATCAAAGAAGAACTACCTGTTGCTTTAATTTCAAAATCTCCAATGATAGGTAACTCACCTTCATAGAATTGCATATTCCATTGGAACATAGATTCTCCTAAAGGTTTAATTAAACTATCATCTATATTTTTAATTACTGTTTTTATATTTAATGATGCAGCACCCATTAGCATTGACATACCTGATGCTGTTCTTGTCATACTTTGTACTCCAGTTTGTCCATGTGAATAAGATGGAATACCTGTTGATTCATCTGCAAGTTGTCTAAACTTATCAAACATTTGCATATTTTCATTTGCAGTATTTGGAAATTTAATTCCATATATTGCTTGACCAGGAACTCCTGCTTGTCTTTTAAAAATCTTACCTGGAAATACTTCCATGTTTTGATTATTAACTAAAGCAGATTCATCTATATCAAATACTAAGTTACCAGCTAATGCTAAGTTATCAATTGCCATTCTTGCATGACCATTCATAATTTGTTGAGCATCATCCATATTTTCTGGAACACCTATTCCAAAAAATTGATATGGATTATTTTCATAATCAAAAGCTTGATATGGAATTCTAAAAGGTTTAAATGGATTTTCTACAATTCTAATTATTTTACCTTTACAAGTCCATATGTTAACTTGAACTTCTGTTAAATCTTCTACATCTTCAGAAACTTCTAGACCATATTCTCTAGCAGTCATTGCATCTATAGTTCCCCAATATTCTAAAACTTCAAATCTATTTTTTTCTATTTCACCATAAGAATTATTTTCTAAATCTATTTGGCTTTCCCAGTTTTTCTTTTCATAAGTTGGACCCATAAGTAAACATTCTTCAATTTTAGATTTACTAAAGTAAGGTCTATTAATTAAATCTTTAAATTGATTTCTGTTCATTCTATGTCTTTGAATAACATACTCACACTCATCCATACTTCTAGCATTAGGGTCTGGATAAAAATCCCATATACTACAAAATTCTATTTTTGGTACTTTAACAAACTCAGGTGCATATTGTCTTGCATTACCATTACCTGATAAATTATATTTATGTAAAGTTTTATTATAAGTAAATGGACCTTTTATAATTCCTGTTCCTAATAAACAAGATTCAAAGATTGCATTTCTTAAAATAACATTTGCATTTGATTCTTCTAATTGGTCTTCAATTAATTTTTGTAATTGTCTTGAAGCAATCTGTGCTGGTTTTATTTGTGGAAATTCTGGTAAGACTGCTGGACCTTCATCTAAATCTGCTTCTTCATATTTTTGTTGAAGACCACCTAACCATTGTGAACCTAATGAATTAAATGTTGCACCTGGTGCTAACTCTCTTCCATCACCAGGATATCCTAAATCAGAAGATTCTTCTGTCATAGGTTGACCAGGCATATATTCTAAGTTACCTTCTATTGAAGGAGTTGGTTCCATATTCTCATCACCCATTTGTTCTTTCATGGGATTCATATGAGCATACTCAGCAATACCTTCAGGTACTTTTGTTTCTTGAATAATTAATGGAAACTTTCCAGTTCCAAATAATACATCAATGATTTGTCCATAAGCTGCTAAAACTTTTGTCTTAGTTACTTTAACAAAAACTCTAGACTTCTCATGTTGAGTAAAGTGAACATTTTTATAATACTGTCCACGATAATTATGATATGCTTGTAACCATCTGTTTTCATCATCTTGTCTTTTATCAGAACAAGATTGAAACTTGCTTTGAATTTCAGCAACTAATGGTTCAATAGCTTGTTGTTCAGTTTCATCAACTTGTGAAACTAAATTCTCTTTCATTTCCATAAATAGATTCCTTTATACCAATATGTATAATAATACAGTTATTATCTGCCTTTGTCAACTATTTTCTTAATATCAACTATAACACTATTAGGAATTATAGTTGTATTACCAATTTCATCTATAGAACCTGCATCTTCATTCTTTAATGAATAGTCACCAAATATTCTAGTTATACTACCCTTTTGAGATAGTAAATGTCCTTTGGTTACACATATAGGGAGCTTGGCTTTTCTACATCCTTCTAAAGATTGCCACGAGCTATCACTACAAATATCTAACCAATATATAGCTACCATAGGATATCTATCTATTTCTCTTTTAGCTCTAGTATTTATTTTTATTTTTCTTTTAATCATATCTTCTCACTAAAATGTTTTTTGTTTTTCATAACCTTATAGTTATGATTATCTTGTTTTGTTTTAACTTTACCATAAGGTCTAAATGCTCCATCACCTTTTACTTCTGGGTCTCTTAACCATGCAGTTTCTTGGTCTTTAATCCCATTGTTATCTGAATATCTGTATAAGTTTATTTTAAATACTTGTTCAATATGTTCTTGTTTAATGTATTCTTGTAACTCTTCATAAGACATCATCATATCATAATGTTCATCTGTATGTATATTTCTAAAAGTATACTTAGGCATTAATATCCAAATGTTGGGTCTGAAGGTGTCCACCTTTTAATTTGTCTCATATGTTCATATGCACTAATAGTTCTAGGTCTAGACATAATTAAATATCTTAAAGCATCATAAGCATGGTCTGGTGCTTTAGTATCAACATCTTCAGGTTTGTTAGGGTCTATAGGTATACCTTGTAGTTCCCTAATTAGGTTAGGACAAGATTTAAATATTTGTAATTTAGGTCTTCCCTTGTCATTTAATTTTAATCTTTCATGGACTTGTATCTTTCCTTGAATTCTATTTTTATCAGCTCTTCTAAGTTTATGACCAGCCATAGTTAATACTTCTCCTACTGTTGGTCCAGTTGTTCCAGTCCTTGCCCAAGCTGCAGTATCTAACACTCCTCTAACAGACAGCTTATCTTCTTTTTCATATTCAAAAATTTTTTTAGCTAAGTCTTGACCAGTTAAACCTTTCTGATATAATTCTCTATAAATAATTAATGTTTCATCTTGTGGGTCTAATGCTGCCCATATTACAGCAGACTCTGCTGCATAACCATAGTCAATTCCTTTTATTCTTTCCCAAGTTTTAGGAATAGCAAAAGGAGCTATGCAATGTTTATCATATTCAAATTCTGTAAAAGCAGCACCTTCAGAAACATCCCAGTTTCCTTCTAGTAATTGTTTCTTTTGAACAGAAGGTAATGATTGTAACATCTGTTCATACTTACCATCTTCAGCTAGATATGGGTTATCATCTAGTCTAGCTGGTATAAATTTTCTTGTAATCTTATCTTCACCAGTAAAACTTTCATTAGGAGGTGATGGGTCTAGATACCTTTTTTTGACCCAACTCCCTCCAACACCTCCAGGGTTTGCAGTACACCGAATAAAGCATTGTATATTTTTATTAGTTGTTCTTAATCGTGATTGCAAATATTGAAGGGGAAATTCTGTAGGATACTGTGTTAGCTCGTCAATCCCTATCCAGGTATATGATTGACCTTGGTATCTATACACATCAGCATCCCTATCCAGATATCCGAACTCCAACGAAGCTCCTGAAGGAAATCTCCAAATCTTTTCAACTTCTCTAAACTTTGCACCTGCAAAAGCTTTAGGATAAAGTTCTCTAGATTTATCAATTAGTTCTCTTAACTCTGGCATAGACTTTCTTAATAACAAAGCTCTATGTTCTTTAATGTGCATAAACCTTAATGGGTCTACAAGCATGGCATATGATTTACCACCACCTGCAGCTCCTCCATACAGAACATCCTGCTCTGGTGCAGCTAAGAATTCTGTTTGTGGACCTGTATTAGGTTTGAATACTATTCTATCTTTTTCTTCTTCTAAAAGAGTTTTAACTTTCTTAGGTAGAGTATCAAATTGTTTCTCTCCCATAACAGTACCTTTAATAGATACTTTATCAGTTTCTGCTCTTTGTACTACACCTAAAGCTTCTTTCTTAGCTCTAAGTCTAGTAGTCTTATTCTCAAGATTCTTTTTTAATCTTTTAATTTCTTTTTCTTTTTCTTTAACTGCTTTCCTTGCAGCTATCTTTGCTTTTTGTTCAAAGCTATAATTATACTGTCTCGTCATTTCTACTTAGTAATCCATTTGGTTGAAC